CGTTAATAGAAAATAATTTATTTTTTAAATTATCAAGTTCACCAATAATAATTTTTATTTCTTCATATAGACTCATAATACCCTCCTTTATTATTATGTATAAAAAGAAAAACCCCGAACTTACTACCAGTTCGGGGGATCTTTCTTATTATTAGAAATTTATATTTCTATATCGTATCCTGCTTTATTCAATGCTTTTTCTACAATATCAGCAGTTTCTGTTATAGCCTCTTCGCATAATTCAGGTCTTACAGCATGTAGAATTTCATGTATTAATGTATTTACTAAATTTCTTTTTGTTTGATTTTTGTATATGACTATCTTTGGATATCTCTTGTTTGGATAATCACATTCTCCCCAAGAATCTCGAGATATTCCTTTACTGTTGACAAAACGAATTTGCCAATTTTTCTTATTAATTTTAATATTAAAATCTTTCATATTATTTGCTCGTAATATCTACTATTTCACACGAACTTCCAGAACATGCCAATTCCTGAGATCCTATAGTATTATCTTCTTTCTCATAATTTGAAAGTTCTGACCAATTAATATCTTTTGGCATCTTACTAAGCAATTCTTCATATTGTTCCTTTGTACAATCTTGGAATGGTGCTTGTCTATAAGTATGGTCTGAGAACGGAAGGAAAGAAACACCAGACATTTCATCAAAATGATTCCATACCCATGAACCAACTTCCATCCATTCATGTTCCTTAACAGTAACAGTAATTGATGGTTTATGATCACACCATTCTTTTTGATATGTTAACCATAATTCTAATTGCTCAATTGCAGTCATATCTTTTCTGCAAATTGCTCCATCAGGTGATTTCATGGGGAACGAGAATACCATAGTATGGGTTGGTCTCATTACACATGGTTCACATGGGAATCCGGCATCCTTCATGAATGTACACAAAGGATCTTTGATATCTGCACGAACTGTTCGAATATAATATGGATTATGTCGTGCATGGATACCTGAAGCAGATCCAACAAGAGCAGAAACAGTTCCTGATGGTTTGACACAAGTAATTGCAACAGACTCATTAATTCCTATTTTCTTTGAAAATTCTGAATTTACTTTAATTGCTTCCATGCGCATTTCATGAAGAGTTTTTGATAATTCATCTTTGTTCTTTTGACCACTAGTGATAAGATTATCCATAATTCCTGTTAGAGAAACACCAAGAAGTCTCTCATTTTCACAATTAGTACTCCAATCACTGGAAATATATTTGAAATTAGTCAAAGTTGATTGGAATGTACCAAGAATAGTTGCTATTCTTACCTTTCTCTTTAGAGTTTCAATAGTATCATAATCCCTTACTACTACTTCTGAAAGATTACAAAATTCACGATCTCTTAGAATAATTTCAGAGCATGGGTTTGTTCCGAAATCATAATTTTCGTCTCTAACAGCATATTTTGTATTTTCTCTGAATTCTGCTGCTCTTCTGCACTGCTTCTTTGCTGCTGCTCTATTAAAGATTCCTCTTTCTCCGCTCTTTGATTTGTAGAGAGAGATCCATTCTTCCATAAAAGTGCCAATTTCTGGTCTTTCTTTATATGCAACAGAATTATTAGATAATGCTCTTTGGCTATTTGCTTCCCACCATGCTCCGCTCTTTGCATCACGAAGCCTTTCGTCTGTTAACGACGAAAGTGAGATGAGTGCTGATCGTCTGACACCACCGACGACGACAATCTCAGCAATCTTGCAGATAATATCGTGACATTCGATTGTTGTAAGTTTCCTTCCCGCAGCCTTACAAAATGTTTCAACTGTAAAGCGGAAAAGATCATCCAACGGTTCTGGTCCAGACGCTCTACCACCGAAGGTTTTAAGTCTTGCTCCTGCAGGTCGAATTTTTGATATGTCCCATTTTGGTATTTGACCACCAACAAGTAGCGAGACGAGTTCTTTGAAGGCTCTTGCCCATCCAAGTTTTGAGTCTTGGACAATGATTGTAGTATCGCTTTGGCTGAATTCTTCAGCAATAGTAGGAAGTTTTGCAATAGATTCCCTTTCGACACTGAATCCTACTCCTGTGCCATTCATTAAAATATAAAGAATCTCATCAAATGCGCGAAGGCGATTTACGTTTACATATGAACAATTATAACCAGCAACATTTTCTCTTTCTAATGCTTCACCAGCAGTCATCAAAGCCCGCATAGAAGGCATGACTTCAAGATTAAGAATTGCTTCTTTTAACTCATTTTCAAGACTAGTATCTAATTCATATTTATAATTTTCTTTTAGATGTTTTCTAAAAAAATCAAAATATCTTTGTACAGTTTCTTCCCATGTTTCTCTTCGTCCTTCTTTTTCTAACCATCTTGAATATCGTGATAAATGTATAAATTCGCTATACAAAGACATTTTCTTTGACATGTTATTCTCCTAAATTAATCGGTATGTTTGTATTTATATTTTTGCAGTCAAGTGTTTCCAAGAAACAGGGAACAAGGATGAAACAACATATCCAATTGCCTTGGCATATTCTCTGGCTTCCCATTGAGAATGAATTTCGATTCTTTGATTATAGATTCGTGAAAAAGCGAACAAAGATCCAGTCCACCACCATTCTGTATACATGTTTTGTGGTAAGATAGATCTTGCTTGTTCTGGTGCAACACCATCTTCAATCATCTTATTGTAAAGATTTAGTGCCATATTTGTAACATTTTCATACTCAAAATCAAGTTGTTTGTACTTTTCATCATCTTTTGACTTAAACATGAAATCTGAACTTCCCTGCTTTGCACCATTTGTAGGTGCAGTTCTCCATGCAGGAGTATAAAATTCAGGTTCAAATGTGACATATCTTCTACTAATTTCATTCATAACAAGACCAACTTGATGCTTTCCAAGTTGCGCTCTGATAAAAATAGGAGTCTTGATACGAATTGTAATTTGTGGATGACCAAAAGGAGTCCAATGATTGTGTTTTGCTAGATAAGAAATTAACTTTTTATCTTTATCAGATAAAGCATCTCTTTCAATAACATGCTCATCTGCTTCTTCTACATTCTCATAAATTTTTTTCTTGATCCATGTACTTTCTTTAGAAAAAGAAACTCTAGCAGCATTGACAACAGTCAAATCTGTTCCCATGTGATCAACATATGAAACATGACCACAATCAAGAACATCAACATAAGTGACTAATCCCAAATCTGAATTTGGATTTGATCCCTGCATTGTGCTTGAAATTAGATTAATAAATGGACCAATACCATCAAAAACTAATTCTTTGTTTTTTCTCATTCTTGTTCTGGCTCCTTTTCTTCTTCTTCAGGGATATAATAACTTAGACTGATACCAGGAATATCTTCCTCTGTAAAAGTCTTGGCATAATCAACAGCACGTTTAAAAAGATTTGGGTCCATTTGACGAATATAATCAGCAAATTTATCAGTAAACGACAAATATGCATTTGCAACCATTTCAGATTGTTCTTGTGTGAGATCTTCTTCATTAATGTCTTCAAGATCATCATTTTCTTCATCAAAATCATTATATTCTTCGAAATTAGACATCATATTTTCTCCATGTTGTAATCTTAAAGGTTGCTTCTACTCCCTGATAAATATTATTCATTATAATATTTTTTAATTCATTTGGAGTATATCCGTTCAAAATCATATCATTGATATCTTTATATTTTATATTTTCGGGCCAGACACATATAATACCATCGTTCTTTGCTATTTGCAACATTGTATCCAAAACTTCTTTATTTCTAGGCTCATTATCTAGTACATGTATCAGTCTTTTACTCTTTAAAATATCAGGAATTTTTTTCCAGTTTCCCATACCAAGAGTTGCAACAGAATTAGGAATGAACATAGAATCTATTGGTCCTTCAAAAACAAAAACATCATCTGATTGAACTTCGTTCATTCCGAACCATGCTACTTTTTCTGAAACATGCTGAGTCAAATACTTAACAGAAGAATTCTTTAAAGCCCTTCCTTGAAATGAAACTAATTGTCCCAATTCATCATAAACAGGTATGATAAGTCTAGGATC